TTTGCCATACAGTTATGGACACAGATAGCTAAAGAATACAAAATAAACATAGGTATGTACTCTGGAGAAACTAGAGTAAAACCTTATGTGCAAAGAAATATAAGAACATTTTATCATAAAAAACTAGAATGGGAGCAATCAGATGAAGAAAAACACCAAGCAGATGAATTTATACGCAAACATTTTGTATTTCTTAATCATCCTAATAACTGTCCTAATTTTGACTGGATGTGTGATAAAATATCCGATATGAAGGCACGATTTGGTATGGGTGCATTTGTATTAGACCCTTGGAATAAACTAGAAACACCAGAGTTTGGTAAAATGTCCGAAACTGCATGGATAGGCAAGTGTTTAGACCATCTTACTAATTTAGCTAAAATATTAGATATACATATTATGGTACTAGCACATCCTGCAAAGCCAGATATGAAGATGGGTAACTCTGCACCAACTGCTTATCAGATTGCAGGTTCTGCTCATTGGTTTAATAAACCAGACCATATATTTAGCTTATGGCGACCTAAATTTGAGAATGAAGATGGTTCAAGATGTACGGATAGTTTGTTAACTATTTGCAAAACTCGTTATGAGGAGTTAGGATACCCTAGAATATTAGATATACAAATGAATTTAGACACAGGATGTTTTGAAAAGATTATAGAAGAAGATAAAAAACACGATTGGCAAGAAAGAAAGGATTTAGAATAATGGAATATTTATTTATTTATACGATAATTTATACCTTTATAGGTTTACAGAACGCAGGAATATTATAATGAGAGTATTATCTTTAGGTGCAGGAGTACAAAGCAGCACAGTAGCATTAATGATAGAGTATGGAGAATTGCCTATGGTTGATTGTGCTATATTTGCTGATACACAAAATGAACCTAAATATGTTTATGATTGGTTACAATATTTAAAAAGTAGAGTGTCTTATCCTGTGCATATTGTATCTAAAGGTAATTTAAAAGAAGATATGTTATCTAGTAAATATAACTTTTTAGCAATACCTACATATACCATTAATAATAAAACAGGTAAAAAAGGTTTTACTATGCGTCAATGCACTAATGAATATAAAATACAACCTATTTATAAAAAGATAAGAGAATTACTAGGTTTAAAAAAATACCAAAGAGTACCAAAGGGTACTATAGTAGAAATGGTTATAGGTATATCCAGAGATGAGATGGTAAGATGTAAAGAAAGTAGATTACCTTATATTAAAAATGATTATCCTTTAGTATTTGATAAGAAATTTAATAGAGGTGATTGCATAGAATGGTTAAAAAGTCATAATCATCCAATGCCTAAAAAATCTGCTTGTACTTTTTGCCCTTATCATTCAAATGATTTTTGGTTAGATATTAAAAATAATGATAAAGAAATGTGGAAAGAAGTAGTAGAAGTAGACAGAAAGATTAGAAATGCTACTAGAAAACCAGAAGATGAGGTATTTTTACACAAATCTTATATGCCTTTAGAAGAAGCAGATTTAGACCCTAACAAAGACCAAATGGATATGTTTAATGATATATGTGATGAAGGGATGTGTGGAGTATGAGTAAGTATGTAATAAATTATAAAATGGAGTTTAAAACTAGACCAAGCAAGTATGAAGTAGAATCTAAATTATTTAATTTATTAAGAGATGGTTTTACTTTACGCACACCAGAAGAACAAGATGATTATGTGAGAAGAAAAGAAATAAGAGAAAAGAAAAATGCCTAGAAAAAAAGTAATACAAAAAGATGGTACAAGTAACCATTGGAAACGATTGATACACCACAAGTTGTGTAGCTTTTGTGATAATGTCGCAGCTCATTATCATAAATTTAAATTTTACTGCGAAGAATGTTATGAAAAATTAATAAAGAAAGGAAAAAAATGATTATAGAAAACATAATGAAAGAAAACAAAATTAACTTAACACAAGTGTCTAAAGAGTTAGGTATATCTAAATCTTATACAAGTATGCTTTTGTCAGGAAATAGAAAAGCAAGTATAAATTTATTAAAAAAAATCAAGGATAAATATAAATATTCTTGGAATAAAATAATGGAGAATCTATGAAAGAAAAACTATTTTACTTTCCATTTTACCCTGCTGATTGGTTAGCAGATGTCTCTGTATTAACTTTAGAAGAAAAAGGTGCATACATAACTTTAATTAGTACAATGTACCTCCAAGAGGATTGTAGTGTGTTTAAAAGGCATATACAGAATATATTAGGCATACAAGATAAAAGAAGGTTTGATAGAATAATGACTAATGTATATCCTTTGCTTATAGATAACGGAGAAAAAGTAACACAAAAAAGAATTAAAACTTTAAAGAGTAAGATACAAGATATTTTAGTAAAAAAGAGTAAAGGTGGTAAAAAAGCTATGCAAAAAAGATGGAGTAACAAACCTAAAGTATTTAATAAACCAAAGGTAGTTAAGCAAGGACCTATACCTACATTATCTGCTGCACAAAGGGCTAGAAAGATGTTAAATGATGGTTATGAGTAATGTATAATCCATTACATCCATTTTTAACTATTAGAGATTCAGTAATACATGGGCAAGGAGTTTTTGCAATTAGAGATATTCCCATAGATTTTAATTTAGGTGTAACACATATTTATGATAATAGATTTTCTGATAACTATAGTAGGACACCTCTGGGTGGGTTTATTAACCATTCTAATAATCCTAATTGTATTAAAATTCCTTATAAAAAAGATTGCTTATCGTTACATACCATTAAGAATATTAAAGCTAATGAAGAAATTACTGTAGAATATACATTATATAAAATTACGAACTAAAGCACTACCACAACATAGTAACTTATCCCCATAAATACTATCCACAGTTGTTTTATGGTTTATAAAAACTTTAGTTCGTTTTGTTAGTATATAAATATTTTTATAGTAATCAATCACTTTCTATAATCCAGTTATCTTTTTCCATTTGATAATCTAAATATAGCTCTGTATCTGCATATCCTCTGCCTTCATTCATACATATCATAAAATATTTTGGCTCATAAAGTTTGCATGACTTCTCGTCTCCCTCTATAGGGTGAGCTAATACAAATTTAAAGGTAATGCCTATTACAACAGCTATAAAAGCTATTACTGCTAACACTAAAAAACCTAATCTTACCATCTCATACATTTCTCTTTGTTGTTTTAATTTTTTTGCTCTTGCTTCTTTTACTGCTTGTTTATGTTTGTCTATTCTTCTTTTTCTTTCTTCTAATATATAAGACCAAGTACCATGACCAAACCTGTGGTCAATTAACTGTTTCATTTCATATAATTGTTCTTGTGCTAATTTAGCATCTATAATCTCTTTAGCCACATTTTCAGTTGCAAAATGGTCTACATTAGCTTTATCTCTAGCTTTGATAACTTCTTGCTGACCATTCAATGCTTTATCTACATGACCAATAATATCACCAACATCTTGTGCTGTTGCAATATTTGTTTTAATAAAATCTACTGATTTTTTTACTAATGCTATGCCAGTTAATACGGCAGTTACTGGTTCAACCATTTTGCTTCTCAATGAACCTATCAAGTTTGTTTTCTATTCTCAACACTAACTCCTTGATTTCTTTTGTTTCATTGTGAAGCTCGGATTTTGTGGCATAGTCTTTCGCTAAATCTTCTCTTGTTTTGTTTAGAAGTATTTGTAATCTTTTTACTTCATTAAACATTTTAGAAAATGCCCATGCAAATGGTCCTAAAACCACAGTTATAATAATATTCCACATCATCATAGGGTCAAGATTCATACCACTCGCCTTTTCTCATCATTTGTGATAATCGTATAGCTCTTTGACCTACTTGTTTTGCCCATTTAGAATCTAACATCTCATTTGCTGCTTTTTCCCATTCTTCGTTTTGTACTGCTGCAAATGTCTTAACCCATGTGTTTGCGTTAAACCTTGTAACACCCATATTAAACACCATATCTAATATAACAGCTTGTCTGGGTTCATTTAACTTTTCTAAAAAACTCCAATGTTCTACTTCTTTTAGTATTCTATCTACATCATTCTCTAAAAGATATCTAGCTTCTTCTTCAGTTATGCCTATATCCTCTATATTTCGCCCTACACCTATGGTAAGTTTATCGGAGGTACATTGATATGGTTTTAACTCCAAACCTTCATGTAGGGTCAACATATCTAATAATTTTTCTCTATTCATTATGCTTTCCTTGTTGCTTTCTTTTTAGTAGGTTTTTTTCCTAATAAATCAGCATCTGCTTTTCTAGCTCCACCTTTACCTGTAACAAAGGATTTTACTCTGCCCATAGCCCATTGAGATGCAGATACCTTAGGTCTTGAGCCACTACTATAATAAGCTCCTAATCCTCTTTTATATACTTTATTTAGTGTACTAGGAGAAAATCTACTAGCTCCTTTTATTCCTTTAAAACTTGGCATTATCCTTTGCTCCTTTGTTTACTTATTCTATTCATCATAGCTGGTGTTAATTTTCCTGCTTTATATAATTTAGCTGTTCTTTTTATTTCAGCAGCTCTTGCTTTAGGGTTTTTTGCACCTTTAACATATTTTTTTGGTACACCTGTTTTAGTTTTAGCTACTTTTCTAAACTTTCTCATTTTTTAATAACCTTTGTATCTACTTTTTTAATTTTATCTAGGCTACGCAAACCACCAATACCTAACATACCTAATAATAAAGGCATCATAACACTCATATCAGCTTGTGGTATGTTTATACCAAACCCTGCACAAATAGGTGCTACCATAAAGTTTATACCTAATGATAATGCACATATCCATCCAACTAGAGGTCTCCACGAGGATTGAAACCAGTTACCTTTAGCTTCTTCTGTGTTTAGTTTTATTTGTGCTAGTGCTAACTCTTGCCCATGTTTTTCTGCCATTGTAGATATTTCATGAGCTAATTGTGCTTGTTTGTCTTTATCTCTTACAAACTTTCCTATAAGTTTAGTAGCTGGTCCTATTAATGCTGTCAGTGCCATAATATCTCCTAATCTGCACTAAATGTTCCCATACTACTCCATAAAGAACCAGGAACTGTTGTGCCATTTTGTTTACCTAATTGTGCCATAGATTGATTAACATTTACAAATGGTCCTTTACCCCAACTAGATACATCCCATTGTGCATTATCCCAAGAACTACCCTGTGCATTTGTATAAGCTAACATTCTTTCAGAAAATGTACCTGTGGTTATACCAGCTTCTTCAAAGGTTTTCATCCAATCTTCATTATATGTTCCGTTTGTATCTGAAGCATCTCTGCAACTTTGTTGTCTTAATGATTGCTGTGTCATGGTGTAAATGTACCCATACTAGAATAGTTTGCATCACCTTGGTCTACAGCTAATGCTTGTAATGCTTTATTTAAATCTGTGTGAGAACTACCTAATTTATTGTTAATGTAAGCTAGTAATCTTTCATTGTAAGTTCCTGCACCAATACTTCTAGCATTAAATAAAGCTAACCAATCTTCGTTAAATGTACCTGTAGTAGAGGTAACTCCTCTTACAGATGCTTGTTTTGCTTCTGAATTTGTAGCCATTATTTATCCTTTCTAGGTCTACCCCTTTTTTTAGGTTTACACTCGCATAGTTTACCAAATAATCTTTTTTTAACTTTTTGATAAACTGTTTTTATCTTATCTAATATACGATTTAACATCATAATCATCACTCCAATTTTGTATTGGTGCAATAGTTTTTACACTACCATCTTCATTGTATTCCCAATCATATAGTTTTCTAAATGCTGACATATCACTTGCATCATCTATTGCTTTTTCTATATTAGCACAATCGGTTCTAATGGCTGCCACATAAGTTTTAACTGCATCTGGTATAGATTTACTACTATCATAGATAGACCTCTCTACAAGCCAATTAAAACGATTTATAAGACCATTTGCTTGTTGCTTTGCTTTTTCTTTAGCTTGTGTTTTTAAACCATAGTTATAAGTCTTATTACCTTTTTCATCTAATATATTATTACCAGATTCATCTTTAGCTTCAGCATCATCTAATGCTTTATCTGTAGTAGTGTATGCAGTAGTTACTTTTTTCCCAGAAGCACTATAAGTGTAAGTAGGTTGACTTGTTATTTGAAACCTGTCATCACCTTGTGTTCCAGCTTCTACTGTGTAAATACCTATGTTATTTAATTCAGTCCAAGACCAAGATGTAAATATTCTCTTTGAATGTGTAACATCATCTATTACCATTGTTTTGGGAAATCTTATAATCTCCTTTATTTTATTATCTTTTACATAAGCCCACATATTATTTCACCTCCTAAAAAGTATTGTTATATTTGAATGGCACATCTCCCCAACACATGTAGATATATGTTGCACCACTTGTATTATTTAATCCACCATTCCCACGCAGTTTAAAACCTGAAGATGTAAAGTCAATTTTGTGTGAACTTGTGTTAGTTCCTGCTATATTTCTATTCCATTGTAATTGAGAAGTGCTATCATTTGAACTAGGATTTGATGTGCTTCTAGCTGTATCAAAAACACCCCAATCTTCTGCTGAATTTACACCTGTTAACCACTTAATTGCGACTAATCTGGGTCTAAATCCTAGATAAATAAATGGTCCATCATCATTACCATTTCCAATATAACTTCCAAACTTACTATATCCTTCAACTGAGTGCCAACAGTAATTTATATAAGTATTTCCATTTACCACAAAAAACGAATTTGCATTTCCATTATCAGGTGCTTGAACTACTGTAGAAGTAGGTTCAAAATTATCACCAGTATTATATAATCCTGCTGCTGCATCTGCTTCATTTAATACAAGAGTTTGATTACTACCACTTAAATTACGAAAAGCTCCTCCTGTTCCAGTATTTAACATTACTCTCCAATTTTTTTGTGAGGATTCTCCATTGTTACTTCTTTGTTTTAAAAACCAAATATCAGGAGCTTGGGATAAACCATGACCCATAGTTGTTCCTGCTCCTCCACCATTACCTGTATAAGTAAAAATACTAAATCCTGCTTTTTGATTAGCTTGTACTGTTGTAGTAATATCTCCATTTGTATTTGATGAGGTTACTCCCCCATTCGCTTTCCAACACCATGCAACATAAGTATAACTATTAAAATTAGTTCCACCAAATGTACTAGAACCTAATGAAAAACCATCACTAGTAAAACCAGTTAATTCACTTGACCTAGTATCTTCAGCATCATTTGTATCTGACCTTAATCTTTTTGTTGCACCTCTTGAACTATCATAGAGTTCATTAGAGTTAGCATTACTTCTTGATTTAATCCATACTAAATCTGGTTGAAAACCCAAGCCTGTTAAAGTTCTTGTACCTCCATTACCAGTATAAGTAATAGCATTAAATTGTTTCTGGGGAAAATCGTCATCAGTCTGTGCTGGGTCTATGTCATCTGATATGGGTAAGTTAGCACTTGATAAGGCTAAAAAGTTAGTAGGCACAGATAAACTAAAATCACCTATACTATTTCCATCTGCATTACCTCCAGCACTTATAGCTCCAGCAAATGTAGAATCTTGTCCAAAGTTAAATACACCTGATGCTGTACTTGAACCACCTCCACTGCCTAAATACAGATACAAATCAACATCAGCAGGAATAGAATAAGTTGAACTATAGCTACTTCCATCGTAAGTCCATTTAAAATTATTATTGTCTCTATCAATAGCTATACCAAATATTTGAGGGAAATTTCTTATATATCCTATTGAATCATCACTTTGTTTTACACCATCTAAATAAGCTGCTCCAGCATAAGAATTGACAGTATATCCTCCTGCTCCACTTACAGATGCTCCCCCTCTACTGCCAGTAAGATTACTTCTCATTTTATCTGGTTCACACACTCCTATATAAACATCATCTGCGTTGCTTGTTCCAGCTCCAACACCTATTACACGACACTCAAAATACCATTTACCTGTGTTAGGAAAAGCAGTTGAACCTATAAAACCTCTTTGATTAGTGCTTACTGAATATTTTAAATTACCTTGACTAAATGTAAAGCCACCAGTATTTTTCTCTAAACCACCTATTGTTGCAAAATTTCCACTACTTGCCATATTAATTAACTCCCAAATGTTGGACTATCAAGAACTTGATGGTCTGCACCCATATTTGTTCCTGTAAAATCATTATTATTTCCTGAACTATCATTACCAAGGTCACTTGCATTTTCATACTTTAGAAGAAAACCTTGCGTACCAAATGTAAGTCCACTTAAATCTTTTGGTATAAGCACACCATTTTTAAATTCTGCAAATGATGTATAAGTTAAGGCCTGTCCATCTATTAATGCTGTTTCTGCTAGTAAACCATCAAAGTTATTAGTTCCATAATTACATATACCAATAGCTTCTCCATCAGCACCACCAACAAGTTGCATACCACTATTTGATGATTGTTGAACTGCATTAACAAAAGCTGTTCCAGTTCCACTATTTACTGATAATAACAAATGACCCCATCCACCAGTATCTCTATGAACTGCACTACTAATAGCATGAGAAGAACCATTTAAAACAGTTATTTGGTCTCCATCTGTAAAACCTACACCTTTATTAGAGTCACACTTTAAAACAAATCCATATTGACCACCAGTGTAAGGGTCTAACCTTCCTCTTTTAAACCATGTAGAAAAAGTAAAAGTAGTAATTGCAGAAAAAGAATTTGTTCTATTTAAAGTTGTATCATCACTATAATCAAATCTACAGCTTTGTTCTATTTGATGGTCATAAAATGCTGCTGCACCAGACGCACTAGGTATTGCATTTTCATTTTGGAGTATACCCATTAGGCAAATACAGCAGAGTTAGTTAAGTAAGAATTTGTACCATCTGATAGGTATGATATTAAATATGTACCAGCACTTGATACTGTAGTAGCTAAATTAGCATCTGCTTTACTGTTTGCGTGTAATGATATAGTATGCCCACCACTATTAATTAGTAGTATGTAGCCAGATTGTCCATCAGCAAAATTAGTAAATGTCAAAGCCAAATTACCAGCAGGAGTGCATTTAAAATTATTATTTGCGTTCATATCAAATGAACCATCATTATCTGTTGTCAAAGCATTTCTATTTACACCAGTAAATGCGTTAGTAGTAGCTAATTGTGGTACTGTAGCATCTATTGAAACTGTTACTGTATCCGTAGAACCAGCTACTGTATCTATACCTGTTCCACCAGCTATATCAACTGTGTTACCATCATTAATAGTTTGGTTAGAACCACTATCGCCAGATAATGTCCAAGAACTCATAGAACCAGCTGATGTACCTAACTGTGATAACATTTGAAAAGATGTACCATCATAGATTACAGATACGATTGCATTTTGTTCTATATCACCAGCTGCAATATCTTGGTCATTTTTCTTTTTTATATTCTTTGCACCCAAAGCATTTACATTTAAGGTAGAAGCACCAGTTGATGTGTTAGCTGCCTTAAAGTGAAATACTTGTCCTGCTACATACGCAGTTACTGCTGGTGTCAAAGCGATTGCATAAGTATTAGCACTACCACCACTATCTGTTGCTTGGAATATTAAAGCACCATCTTGTATCTGTCCTGCGTTTACTGCATCTGTGTGTGCAGTACCATCACCTACTCTTGTTATTCTATATGTACCAGCATCAAGATTAGCTGTTGCTGCATTTGAACCATCTTTGTTTAAACATTGGTTAATACCTGTTGCTAAATCTTGGTCGTGGGTATCGTGTCTATCTGCAACAATTTTTGTTCCTGCATCTCTGTTACTTTGCCAAATCTGAGTACCTGTAAATACTCCATCTGACCTTGTGTATGTTCCTCCTGACCAACCCATAATTGTTCTCCTTTCGTTCTTTTTATATTATATTTGTTTATAAATCAATATTTTATTCTATCTAAGTCTTTCATTTAATTCAGCTCCTGTTACTGGGCTAAGTCTAGGAACTATATCTCTTTTTAATATTTCTGATAATAACCTTCTACCTGGTGCTGTACCATATAATGCTGCTAAACTTGCTGTTGTTATACCTGTAGCAGTTGGAGCTTGAGATAAACCTCCTCCTAATATTAATGCTTGTCCACCTAAAGTATAAAATGGAGCTAATTCATCTTGTAGTTTAGTTGATTTTAATATTGGTTGTGCTGTTTGTGAAATAGTAGACATAGGAAAGTTTCCTTCTGATATCAGAGTATCTTTTCCTCTTTTTTTTGCTACCGATATTCCTTCGTCTATTAATTTATCAGGTGTCACAGCTCCAGATACAGTATCTCCTGCTTTTTCTATAGTTTCTTTTTGACCTTTTATTGCAGCATTTCTGTATGCTAAATAATCAGGATAAACTTTATCTAATTCTACATATTTAGCAAAATCTTTAGGATTGCTAGAAATTTTCATAGCATTTACTAGTTCTTTTTCTATTTCAATTAAAGCATCTAATTTTTCTGTACTAGTTAACGGATTATTTTTAGCTCTAGTTATAGCTGTTCTTATTTTACTGTGAGCATTTTTTAAATCTCTACCTGTTAATATTTCTGGTTGTCTTTTTTGTAATGATTTATTATCTATTTTAGGAACTAAAGTTTTATTAGGTGAAGAATCAAAAGTTAAAAGTTTATTATTAGTAGATGTTTTATTTTTTTGAAGTTTAAATTTATTTAATATTTCTTTTTTAATAAATTTGTTTATTGCTCTTATATCTGTAGGGTCTGATAAATTATTTTCTATAATATTTAAAAAATTATTTTCTATATTAGTTTCTGCTTTATCTATTTTCAAAGGTCTAATAGTTTTATTATAAGCTACATCTATAGCTTTATTTAATTTTATTGTACCTTGTTGTGCAGTTTGATTGCTTTTAATTGGTTTAATATTTAATCCTGTTGCTTGTTTTATTTTACCTAATATTTGATTAGCAGAAGCTCTACTAAAAGATATAACACTTTCTTCTCTTGCCCTTCTAGCTCCCCTACCTAAAAATGGAGTAACTGCTTGTATTCTTTCTAAAGAAGAAGCTCCAGAACCTACTATTTGTGCAGGACTTAATTTAACTCCTTCTTTTAATAATTTTTGCGATACTGGACTAGATTGTAAAGCACTACCTACTACAGCAAATGGTGCAGTTATAGCTGCTCCTTTTACTCCTTCTTTAGCTCTTTGCTCTATAGATTCTCCTAAGGTAGCATCTTTATCTGGTTCTGTTTTTGCTGCACTATAAATTCCCCCTAACCCTATACCCCTTAAAAAAGTATTAACTGCTGTTTTACCAATACCTAATTTACCTGTTATTAAACTACCTAATATTTCAGAACTTAGAGCAGATTTAGGGTTTTCTTGTTGATATTCTTTTAACCCTTGTCTTATTTCGCTTAATATTTCATCTTTAGGTCTATTGTCACCTAGTGCTTTGTTTATCCATGCTTCAGCTTCATCTGCTGTGCCTAAAGATACTCCTTGTAAAGATGCTTTAAAATCACCTACATTTCTTTTTTTATTAAAATCTATATAAAAATCTAAATCTCCACTACCACCCATAAAAGTAGGAACAGAAAATCGAACACCTGCTTTACCATCTTGTACATAAAATCCTTTTTCTTCATCATCTGTAGAACCAGATGCTCCTTGTTTTAATTTTTGTAATTGTTGAGTAGTTAATGTCATTATTGTAACATCTCCTCTAATGCTTCTAATTGTAATGGTGTCATCATATTCTGATAAGTATTAGGATTATCTTCTATTAATTTTGATAATCTATTCCATATAGCACTACCTTGTTTTGCATTTTTAATAGCTCCAGAAGATAAATCAGGTATAGTAGTATTATCAAAAAAAGCTCTTTTTTCAAAATCTTTTGTTACATCTTTTATATTTATTGTATATTTGTATCTTTCAGGATTTTCTGATTTTAATTTATTATATAAGTCATAATCTTCTAAAAAGTTTTGTTCTGCTACATCTAAAATGCCTTTTATTTGTTCTCTAAATACTGCTACATTTTCAAAAGCTCCTGCTTGACCTCCTATAAAAGCTAATAATCTTAAAGCATCTTGCTCTGTAACCACACCAGGACCTAGAACATCTAATCTTAAAGCTCCTATTAATCCTTGAGTTTCTCCTCTAGCTGCTCTTAAAGCTATTTCTTTAGGCTCTAATCCACTTGCTAACAAAGTATTATATTTACTTTTAAAATCATCAAAAAATCTATTAAAACCTACATCTGAATTATCTATTTTAGTAACTAATCTATATATACCTTTTAAAGAATTTCTTTTTTGTTGTAAATCTTCTCCTAATTTTTTCATAGCTCCTGAATCTTTTAAAACAATTCTTTTATCTAAATTTCTTTCTGATACAGATGTTGCTTCTGCTAATGATTTAATTAAATTAAAATCATCTTCGTTATCAATGCTATTATATGTGCCTTTACTTACAATAACTTCACCATTATCATTTTTTAAATCTTGGTCTAAAGTAATTATTTGGTCCATTCTATTATCTATAGTTAAATCTTTTTTTGTACCTATATAACCTATTTTTTTTGTTAGATTTGTCTTTAAAGCTAAAGGTTCAGCTTTTTGTAAATTTGAAGTGCTATACATACTACCTATTCTAAATAAACTAGGATTATTATTTATTAATTTTAATAAACTAATATCAGATGGATTGTTTTTATCAAAAATAACTCTTTGACCTCTTTTAATAACTACTTGTTTATTATTTTTATCAAGATAACTAATTGGCTTTATTCCTTGATAAACATAATTTTTTTCATTAAGTTTATTATTTTTTAAACTACCTGAAATTCTTTCATTAGGTAGTAATTCTACAAAAACTCCATCTTTTCTTTTTTCTATTGTCTGCTCTGTATTACCATTCATATCTATTGTTGTTTTATATCTTAAAGTTGCAGTTTCTGTAGATTCTTTCCCATCTATAGTAGTAGTTACATTTTTTTGTTCTGGTTTAGTATAAGTAGTTTTACCACCAGTTTTTTGTGTTTGTAAGTAATTATATACTTCTAGTGGACTTCTACCAGAAGCTGAAGCTAACTCAAATAAATCTGTTGCTTTTATATCTTTAACATTTTGTTTGCCTGTTAAAAAGTTCGCAGCTTTTGCAAAGAAATTATCTGCTTTAGGTGTTCCTGGTATATCTACTGTTGTTGGTGTCATTGTTTCTTGTATAAGTTCTTTTTCTAAATCACTAGGTGGTGTACCAGTCATTTCTCTTGCTTGTTTTGCCTTTAATGCAATAGCTAAATTTTGTGCTTCATCTTCTGTAGATGTACCCATGGCTTGAGCTACTGAACTATCTATAACTGCACCTGTACCTTCTCCAGTAGTTGTTGCTACTGCGTCACGATAAGTTTTATAAAATTCTCCACCTACAGGCTTATAATATGATTCTTGTGTTACATACTCTTGTCCAGCAGGAGGTGGAGGCATTCTTTCTGTTTGACCTAGTAGGTTTTGGTTAAAACCAGTTACTTGTTCTCTAGGTGTTATAGTTCTATCATAAAATCTTCCATCAGCACCCATTATTTTACCATCTACTTGTCTATTTGCTAATACTTCTGCTAATTTAGAACTAGCTATATTTGTTTGTTCTTGTTTTAACTGTGCAGCTTGTAAGGCATTTCTAGACCTAGCACCTGCTAAAACTTGTGCTGTTAATACACCTGCTACTGGTCCTATACCACCTCCAGCAGCTGCTTGGTACATTTGTGGTGAACCTATAGCACTAGATTTAGCTGCTTCTTGTCTAGCCTTTTGTAATAATTGTTGTATTAATGGGTCTTCTTGTCTTCTTGGAAATAATCTTCTTACTGCCATATTACACTCTTTCCATGTTTACATCTAATTGACTATAATCTACCATCATGTGTCCAAAGATGTTTTCAGATACTGCTGATGGTTTTACTTTCTTAACTTCTTGTGCCATTACACCAGTATATTTTTGTGGAGACCAATTATACTCAAACTCATAAATATTTAATCCAGATTTAGATTTAGATTTGTATTTAATGTTTTTCTTTAGTGTTTTGTCTGATAAACTAGGATTACCTGCTGCACCACCTAATATACTACCTAATGCTGCCATTTGTGAGCCATAACCAGCAGTTTCTGTAGCAAATCTTCTATTAGCATCAAGACCTTGTGCTTGTGTTGCTGCAAATAATGGTGGAGGTGCAATACTTGTTGCTGGTACATTTAATCCAGTATCTGCTATTTGTCCACCTCTTGTTGCTGGAGCTGGTAGTCCTGTTAATGTAGCTATTTCTGATAGTGGTACTTCTCTTTGTAATAATAAATCTGCAAGTTGTCTATCTCTCATTCTTTCTTGTTCTGCTACACGACTAGCTGCATCACTTATTTGAAAACTTCTTAACCCTGTAGCTCTGCCTAATTGAGCATCAGCTAGTGCTTGTCCTTCTCTAATGGATTCAGCAGCTACACCTTGTAAAGTATCATTCTGAGCCATTCTAAGCTCTGCAAATGCGTTATTATATGCAGTAGTGCCTTCTGGTATTCCAGAGTTAATTAATTGTGTTCTAAGGTCTATTTCTTGCTGTTGAAACTGTGGTTGTAATCTACCTACTGCTCTGTTATAATATGCAGTTTCAACTCTAGTTGCATAATCATTTAAATTTTCCATAGTAGGTACTTGAGCAAAATTACTTCTATCTATCATACCTGGTTGTGATGGTAAGTTTGCTAAACTAAAACTTTCTTGTGGTAATCCACCTAATAATCTACCAGCAGTATCTAAATACGCATCTGATATTCCTACTTGTTTTACTCTTTGTGCTTCATATTCTGGTGTTAAAGAATAAGTCTGTAAAAATCTATCATCACCTAAATCTGTTACTCTAGTTATATCATAAGGAGATACAACATCAGGTCTATTCATTCTACCTTCTAATCTAGCAGTTTCTACATTTGCTGCTCCTTGTGCCTGTGCTGCACCTGCATAATCTGGTGCTGGAGGTGGCTTTGGAGGACTTAATATATTGCCAATAAAACTCATGCTATTTCCTTTCTTAATAAAACTGCTTTTCTTTTATAACCTTTTAATGATTTTTCCCAACCTATTCTTCCTAAAATGTCAACACATTTATATTTTTTTTCTTTTGCATACTTTATAATCTTTTTTTCTAAACTTTTCAAACTATTTAATTCGCCACCTGCTAAACCTATACGCAAAGAATCTTTATACCCTACTGTAATAACTGCACTTTTTTCATCCATAAATATTTGATATGTACCATCATTTAATCCTTGCTCTACTTCTTGCTTTGTTACATTATCAGCTATTGCAGTAGCTGGTTCTAATAGTTTCCATACTCTATCTGTAAGTATCATAAACCTACTCCTTTTTCATAATAAATATCTACACTATGCCATTTAATACTTTGTGCTTGTGTACTGGTTTGTATGCGTATTGCTGCGTTCCATCCTATATCAGCAACACTTCTCCATACTAATTGTGATGCAATAGTTCCTGCCCATTCTGCATCATCCCATGTAGCTGTATCCCAAGAAGCTCCATCTGTAGTAGCACTAGATGGTGTATAAGTAGAAGTGCCATCATTAAAGTCTACATCAAATCCTATACTAACTGGCAAATCTGCATCTGATGATACTATAGGTCGTATAGCTGTAAATCTTTTAGATGTACCTCTACCACCATAATAGACAAATGCTGTTTTTGCATTACCCTGTATTTGTACTCCTGCATCACTCAATCCATTATCTGCTTTATATACTTTAGTATTTCCTCCAAAATATAAATCACCTTCTAATAAACCCCAACATTGAGCATCTTGTCCTGTAAATCTACCCCATGCACCTGTATTTAAATTAACTACAAACTGCACAAAAGAACCACTTACATCATTAGGTACATTAAATAAACCAAATTGTCCTTTAGGATAGATTAATGCTTCCCAACCAAAGGTAGATTTAAAATTAGTTACTGCTGTTAATATACTACCACTTATTTTATCTGATATGGCTTTGGCATAGTTTGTTTCATCTTCTGCATACATTTTAGTTAAAGGCACAAAACCAGATTCTGTAATAACAATTAATTCTGGTCCTACATTTACAATACATCTTTTACCTATAGGTCTTGCTATTTTAAATACACCTACTAAAGACCATTTAGTTGCATCACTTGGGTCTGTACCTTGATAAACTGCCACTTCTCCCTCTGAGGTTATAAATGCTATATAATCATCTGAACCAGAACCACCATCTCTTGTTAGTGTACCAGCAGCTACTAATTTACCACCAAAGTTAAATACACTTCCTAATGCAAAGGTAGATACTGTTCCTGCTACAGAGTTAATAGGTAAATAACCAAAACTTAAACTATCATTAAATATGAAAAATAATCTTTCTTTAAATACTGTTACATTGTTTATTGTAGAACTTGTTACTCCACTTAAAGTAGGTGTCGCCCAAGCACTACCATTGTAATGTCTTGGTGCATCTGCACCATTTACTATAAATAAAAATGAACCACCTGATGTAGTAAAATTAACATCTTGAAACTGTGCATTAGATAAACTTGTAACCTGTGCAGAACCTACACTTCCAGAACTTGTTACATCATAAATAGCATTATTACTAGCAGCAAAAAGTTTATTAGCACTAGGAGACCTGTAAGACATTAAACTCTGTACTGTACTAGGTAATCCTGTTACATGATTGGTAAAACCTTTTCTCAAACTTACATCTGTAGAACCAGGAAAGAAATTATCTAATCGAATAGCATCTGTTTGTGGCATCAAGTCCACAGCATCTCTTGTGTTTAATCCACCAATAGGAGCAGATTGAGATGTACTCTCTCCTGTAGGTCTAAAAACTGCCATTACTTTTTACCTTTATACCCTGAAGCATATATAGCTCTAGCTTGTTTTTTTGCCTTACCTTTTGATTTATATACTTTTCCTTTTTTCCCAAACCTATAACCACCCTTTACTTTTTTAACAGGCATTATAGTGAAAAGTTACCTTCTGGTTCGTTAACAGGTAAATATAGTCTATTTGGTCCTGCCATACGAATGATTTGCTTTGCACCATCTTTGGATTGCTTTTCTGATAATTTTAATCGGTATTCTTGAAACTGATTATCATAAGGCAAACCTTTTTGTTTTAAAAATCTCCATATTACACCAAGTGTAATTAAATCTTCATCTAATACTGTTGTATTGCTATCTGCTGCATAACTGGTAGCATTTGCTGAACCATCTCCATTAGTGTCAACCCAATTTTTAATAATGTATTCGAATGCTACTGTTTCTCCAGCAGGAGGTGTTGGACTAAATAATAACTTACCACCTCTTATTCTAAAATAATTTGTTATACCACTACTCACACTTGCCTTTAATCTTTGCCATTGTGCATTGTTTAGTGGTCCGTAATATTTTCTATCTGTTGTTCTGTTCCACATAGTATCATTACTAAATCGTAGAAAGTCAGAAGCTATGGTTGTCATATTTCCTTGACTTTCTGCTGCAAGTGTTGTATGTAGTTCTTCTTTAATTAATACCTGCCAGTCATAACCAGATACTAGATTTTTACCTTCTCTATTAGCTGCTGCTAATAATTGTATATTTGTAGTATCAGTAGAACCTATTACTGTTGTAGGAGAAGGTACACCTATCTCGTTAGCTGCATTTTGACATATTGTAAGTAAGGTCATTCACCCACCACAGGTTGTTGAGGTTTTGTATGTTCACCAGCTAGAAATTGTTTAGCTTCTTTTCTATGGTCTAATACATCTTTACCTAAACCATGACAAGCACCATCAGATAATCCTGCTAATTGTTCTACTGAATTAATACCTTCCATTTCAAAAAACTTTTTTTTGTTTATATTTAAAGATTTTAATTTAGTTAATGGTGTTTCTTTTTTTGTATTTTTAACTGGTTTTTTTCTTTTGTAATACGCATTGTACTCATTAGGAAACTCTTGTTTAATTTGTTCCTCTTTATCTTTCATTTTATAAATTACAGTATTAGGGTCTCCTATTAATTTAATTTCTACTAAATCAAAAGAATCCGTAGCATCTCTGTAAATTGTTATTCTTTTATTTCCTGCCATTCTTAACCTCCTATTAGTGTGGGGGAATTACACCCCCACGATTATAATGCTCTAACCAGCAAATTGACAAGCAATTATTTTAGCTGAAGCATCTATAGCAAATGCACATACTGGTTCAGTATTTGCTGTACCTACAACATCTAATGTACCATCAGTAGCACCTGTTGGTGTTAATGGGTCTCCATCAGCACCTGCTGTTAGTGCGATAGATAGAGTTGCTGTTCCACCTATCTGTATCCAACAATATTGTCCGTCTGTTGGAGCAGATTGTAAAACACCAGCACCTACCTCATTAGAATCAGATAAATCACTTGTTACCACATTTACTGCACCAGCAGAAGCACCAGAAGGTGCGTAGTAATAAGCAACTTGTCCACTTACTGCTGCTACACTTCCAGCACCAGTATCGTATTGAACATACTTGAAGGTGTTACCAGCTGAATCCATGCCTTTTTGACCAACTTGGAAAGTAGCAGTATCACTAACTTCAGTTTTGTCCATTCCAGTAATATAAGCCATAATGTTCTCTCCTTATTATGCTTGTATGATGCCTTGTCTTGCTCTGTTTGAACAGGTCATGTTACCTGCCCATACTACAGGCAATACCATAGCATCTTGGTTAACAGAAGCCTTCTCACCTAAAGGTGTAAATTCTCTACCTTGAGCTGAACGAAGGAATAAATAGTCCGTATTTAAGAAATACATCTTATTACTTGGACATTGGTCATCAAAGAACACAGGTGCGTTCATAAACATTAAGTTCATAAACCCTGCACTAGCACTATCATCACTTGTAAATCTTTGGTTAGTCTGTAAAGAACTCCAATAGAAATTAAAGTAATTTGTATCTGCTACAATACAATCAGGAACATCAGCTCCTCTTGTAGTGCTTAACCAAAGTGTGTTCATAGCTGTTTGTATAGTAGTAGCACTAGGAGTTACACTCTCGGTACTAAAATCATACACTTGGTTCTGCCAGAATGTGTAAGTAGTAGAGTTAATACCACCAACTGTGTTTCCGACTGTACCAGGAACTATCAACTGTAATCCACCTAGTTCTTTACCATCTGTACCAGTACCATCAGCATACAAAGATGTAGCCATAGTATTGTTTAATGTTTTCTCTAAGTTTCTTACTCTTGATTTAAGCAAGTTAAAGATTGCTTCTTTTCCTGAGTTTTCGACCTGTTCTAATCCAGATATAACCACATTACCAGCTAATTGCTTATAATTAAACTCAGCTGCTGTGAATACATTAGATGTAGATGTGTCTAATACTTCGTAACCACTATACCATTTTGCAGTTGAGTTAGTTGCATATTCTAATTCTTGCACAATGGTTCTTCCAGTAGCTACTTGCTTGTTGCCTTTTGCATCAATATGACGAAGTAAGGCATTGTTGTTTGTTACATTGTCTGCTAGTGTTTTTGAATAACCAGCAAGAGTAGTAGTAACGATTTCAGTAAATGTACTGTTAGGCGAAGTTGCCATAATATACCTCTCTATAAGTTAATGTTAACCCACAACTCATCTAGTTACCCCTGCTTTACTAATTGATTCCATTAACAAAGCATCTAAATCTGTAGATTTAACAGAACCTGAAGGTGGTGCAGTAGCTGTTCTAGGTCGAACTTTTTTAGCCTTTTCAACTGCTGCCTTTCTTCTCGCATCTTCTTCAGCTTTGGCACTTTTTCTTTGTGCATCTAAAGATTGTTTATACAATTCATCATCTAATCGTACAGCTTTAGCATAAGCATCTTCTAATCCTTTTGCTTCTCCTGCATCAATTAAATTACCCATTTTAACTCTTAGTTTGTCAAAATGAGGATATTTTAAATTGCCTTTATCGTCTTTAGTATTAGCAAAACCATTAATTTGAGCTTCGGTCTGTTGTCTAGCAGATTGCAGATTTTGTCGTTTAAACTGATTTAATTCTGCAAGGATTGCTTGATTTTGTTGTTGTAATTGGGTGATTTGTGGGTCGGAATCATTCCAATCCACAGTTTCTTCGATTGATGAAAGGTCAATACCATAACCTTGTGCTAATTGTTTGATTGCCATTTTTGGGTTATTTCTGAGTGCCATATCTGCATTAAGTAATCTGGAGATATATTCGGCTTCTCCTACACCACTTGCTGCAATTTGCTGTCTCATTGGAGCTATAACTTTGTCTAATGATTCAAAACTTTTGCGTTGTTCGGCTACTTCTTGCGTCTTTCGTGTGTAATCTGCTGTCATCTCTTTATCTCGCTTTAGCATATACTCCTGTGCATCACGAGGTAAATCCTTGAACTTGCTTCTTACATCTTCTGACCAGTTTTTCGGAGCTTCTAGTGGGGGTTCTTTCGAATCCTCTCCTTGAACATGAGCTACAGCAGCATCATCTATTTCATCAGAAGGTTCTTCTGTAGAATCTTGGGTTTCTTCTTCATTTTCAGGAGCTACCTGGTCTAATGAATCAGAATCAGATTCTTCGGAATTAGTTTCATCCACTTTTTGTGGAGTGTCAGGTTGAGGAGCTTTTTTAACTTCCTCAGGTGTGGGTGTTTCTTCAGTCGGTAGTGCTTGATTTATTGCACCTTCCAAAACTGCATCTAAATTTGGTGCTTTTTCTGGTGCTGATTCCTGTTTAGGAGTGCTTTCTTCTGTCATATTATCCTCTTTTATTGTTAATCATGTTATCCCAAAATTTAGGTTTTGTAGAACTTGTATAATCGTTCCCACTTTGCCTAACATTGTGTTTCCTTTCATGTTCTCTTACTTGAGAACGACTGCTTATCACAGATTTATCGATTGGAGACACAAATTCTTGTATATCACCCATAACTTGGTGTGATTTTGTTCTTTTTGTAGCTTTTACTACTTTATAATTACTTTTAGTCCAGTCTATATTGTCGTAGTTATCTCTGTAACTCATCTCTTGCTTCCTTATTCATTTCTTCAGCTATTTTCATATCACTTTCTAATAATGCTAATTCTTTTTTTGCATTAGACCTTGCTTGGCTTGATTGTGCTTCTGTAGCTACTTTATTGCCAGAAGCTCTTTCTCTTGCTTGTATATCTGCTAGTTTGCCTTGTTGTTTTAATTCTTCTTTAGCCATCTCTGTTTGCATTTTCTGTGCTGCAATTCTTTCAGCTTCTGAAGGTTGTGGACCAGCTTGTAATGCTTGTTGAGCTTGTTGTGTTAGTTGTGCTTCTGTTCTATCTATCACATCCTCAAAAGTTCTACCTACTTTCCATGCACCCATTAAAAATCGTAGTGCTTGAAATGCTAATGGTGTTAAAGCAGGTGATTGATTTGCTATACCGATAGCTTGTTGTAAATATGCACCAAAAGATGATAAAAACTCAATTCTAGTCTTTTTTTCTTCTTCTTCGTCTGTAAAAATAGTAGCATCTGATTCTATATCTATACTATATCCTCTTAATTTATCATCACGCATTATTTGCATCATTTCTGGGGTAATAGTAAGAGCTGTCATAGCTGCTAAAGTTTCTGGTTCATAGTGTTCTGCTATAATTTCTGCTTTTATTCTAAATAAATCTCTAATATATTCAGCTATTTCAGATTGTTTTTTACGCATACGCATACTACCAAACTGTGCTTTAAGTTGTTGTGCTGTAGCTGTTTCACTAGCTTTTGTAGAACCTCTAATAATATCTGATATGCCTGTTATTTGGTATATTGTATCTAGTATTTGATTTCTTTGTTGATATAAACCAGATAAAACTTGTGCAATAGGTGCTATATCTTCTTGCTGAAATACTTGTTGCAATCCACCTTTTGCTGCTAATTGTGCAAAGTTTTCTGATGGTACAAAATCATTATCTCCTGCATCTGCTAAATGTGATAATTCTGGTACAGAAGCATCATATATACCCCTTCTTTTTAATCCTTCTATTAAATTACTTATTCTTGTTGTAATTCTATCTAATTCATCAGCTTGGTCTTGATACAAAGTAAATTCTGGTATAGGAACATTTGTTTCATTTGTTCTTATAGCTACTAATGAATCAGGGCATGGGAAAAAATTTTCTAATTCATAAGGGTCATCATCTTCTGCTAAGACTTCATTGTACCCTCTTGATATAAAAAATCTTTTACTAGAATATTTATCCCAGATTTCCCATACCTCTGCTCTGGAGAATATCTCAGAATATTCTTCTTGATAGCCTTCTGTAGGCTCTGGAGACCAATTTAAAGGTATATCTTTAGCATTTTTAAAACCTTTTTCTATTAATTCATCTCTAGTTAATAAATGCCTTCTTGCCTTCCAATATACATCTTCTGGTCTTTTTGCTGGGCTTTCTCTATAATCTTCCCAGTTTATATAGTCAAAATAACATCTTTGGTCAGCTATGCGTTCTTCTTCTTTATCTATCATAACCATGTTGCCAAATTCATCTAAAGATTCTACTTGTATCTTTTCTTTTACAAAAATAGGCTCATATACTACCCAAACTACCCCACGACCAGGTAATAAATAATCTTCTATTGCTGCTTTTATAGGTTTATCTGCTGCATATACCTCATTACCATATTGTAATGCTCTTTCTAGTACGATAGCTACTTGTCTTGTTATAGGGTTGTTATCGTTGTATCTTCTACGCACATCTGCTTTTGGCATACGAGCAAATAATGCACCTTTCATAGTTTCTGTATTAGACCATAGAATATTAAATTGTTTGGTTAAACCAGAACCATAACCATCTGCTTCTCTTTCATCTCTGTATCGTGCTACAACAGCTCTACCTCTTTCTCTCCAATCTTTTTCTGATTGGTCAGAACTATCAAGTTCCATCTGCCAGTATTGTGCAGTACCTTGTAGTTTTACTGTTTCATCTCTAGTTTCTGCCATTAATTACCCATCATCATTTGATTTTTTAGCATCTGTAATCTCATAATTTCTTCATCTATTTGCTCTGGTGTCATAGGTGTTCCCATAGGAGATACATTATTTCTTAGCATATTAGCTTCATTTTCAGTCATTACACCAGAACCAATTACACCAGTTCCTGTTACATCATTAAATTGAGACATATCTGCACCTGGTGGTATGAGTTCTGCTCCTCTTGACCTTTCATTTAACATAGCTGCATCTGCATCTGTCATAACTCCTGGTCCTATCATATTTGCATCTGCCACCATCATATTATCATTACCTCTTAAAGTTTGAGACATCATCATTCTTTCTTCTTCTTCTGTCATGGGTCTGTTATACATTCCTGAGTTAATTGCCATTATATCTCCTTATCCTTTTTTATTTTTTTTATTTTTTGATGCTATAATTTTTTTCTTTAATGCTGGTGGTAAATTTTTTTGCTTACCTTTTAAAGCACCATTCATAGGTTTCTTTTTTTTACCATAAGCCATAATTATATCCTTTTTTCTGGTTTATTGCGTTGTTCTCTATCATACATATCCATCATTTCATCTAATGTTGGAGTGCGTAACATTTCTTTTTGCACATCTTTAGGTTTTGGTTCTGGTTTTATATGTTTGTATGACATAGCTAAGTACCTAAAACTATCACTACCATGAGATGCCCAATTATGTAAAGGATTTCTTTTAAATACTCTTTTTACATCATCCCATTCTCTTTGGTAATTTCTCAAAGCATTAAGTCCGTTTTCGCAATTACTAACATCAAAATAACAATGTTGCAACAATAATCGTACAGCATTTATTCCATCATCAACTTTATGGTTAGGAACTATGCGTGGTCGTCTACCCATATTAATTAAAGTTTCTGCTCTTGTTCTACCTGTACCTAGTTCTCGTACTTTAGCATCATGTGGTAAGTAATCATCACCCCAATATTCTATTTGCATCTCATCCATTACTTTTACATAGTGGTCTAATCCAACTCCTGCACTTTCATAATAATCAAATATTCTGATTTCACCCATAGTTACTTGGAAAAACCATAATGCACAACTATCCGATATTCCTAAATCCCATGCTACATGAACAGGTAAAGCAGGGTCTCTTTCTACTTTTGTAATTCTACCTTCTTGTTCTGCTTCTATAATTAAATTACCATAGTAAGAACCTTTGATAGCAGCTGCCCATGAACATTCAAATTCTTGCATATATTCATCTTCACCCATTTGTTTTTTTGCTGCTTCTAATTCTTGTGGGTCTACTACACCTGTTTCACTTGCACGATAGATTGCTCTATGCCATTCGTTGTCGTGTTTTGCATCTTCATATAATTGCCAAAATTGATTTCTACCTTTTGGTGTTCCAATAAATATTGCCCAACCTTTTCTATCTGTTAACGCAGGTCGTATCACTTCACTCCACATTCTAGGAGACATGTCAGCAAATTCATCTAAAACACATCCATCTAAAAATATTCCTCTCAAAGCATCAGGGTCATCACCTGCACCATACAATCGGATACGACTACCATTTAATAAATCTACTCGTAATTCAGATTGATTTACTTTTGTACCAGGAATATCTTTTGTATAATATAATAAATAATCCCAAGCCACAGCTTTTGCTTGTCGGTAGTAAGGAGCTATGTATGCAAACCTGCCATCATTTCTTTCAGTTTTTATTTGTAATGCTTGTCGTAATATTTCTGTAATTGCATAAACAGATTTACCCCATCTTCTGTGTGATACACAAATTTTAAATCGTTTATTATTTTTATGCAATTCTGCTTGTTGTGGTCTTGGTGTGTAAGGAATGGTTATGTGCATATCACCACTTCTTACACGACCAGTATCGAGCTGTAAGTTTACTTGGAGGAGATGTATCGCACTTATGTCTTGCTCGAAAACTTTTTCTTCTGTTAGGACTATTTTTTTTTATTTTCATATTAGGGTCGCCAAATCGTATGAGTTTTGTTTGTCCATTAGCTCTTGCAAGTACAGCAAATTTTTTACTTTTGTTTGGAGTGCGTTTAGGTTTATTGTAACCAGAAAATCTTTCACCTCTGTATTCAATAGCCATTTATGCTTTCCAAGATTTTCTTGCTTTCATTTGAGCTTTTTTTGATAGTTCACCATAATGAAACAGCTTTACACTTTTGCTTGTATGAGACTTGCCAGTATGAGGAGTTCCATCTGGCATTTTGTGCATACCTCCTTTGTGTTTTGTTCCATCCTTTAAATAATGATTTACCCCTTTCATTAAGCAGTCCTTTTTTTAGATTTTTTATTTTTATTACCCATAACTATTCGTACTTTTTTCTTCATAGGTTTCTTGGTCATCTTCTTACTCATTTTTCCATATCCATATCCTGGCATAATATTATCCTTTCCTTTTATTTTTTTTTGCAGTCTTAGCTGCTTGTTTAAAATTTTTATTAGTTGGTGAACCTTTACTTCCTACTTTACGCATCTTCTCACCAGAACCTGCTGCTATGCGTTTTCTCTTTGCATTTATATTTGCATATAAACCTCTAGCCATTTGTTATTTTTTCCTGTATTACTTCTGCATCAATCTCTTTTTTATTATCTAAATTAAAACTAACTGTAATGTTATTCGGCAGTCCTTCATGTTCCACAGTTTCTCTAAAACCACCTTTAGTTTTTGCTAAAAATATTGCCGAGATAGTATCCCCCTTCATAGCTTTCTTATACAACTGACTGCCAATAGACATCACCAACTTTTCTTTACCAGCATCTAATTCATGCCTAAAATATTTCCTAAGGGTAGTAACATCACAGCTCATTAATTTTGCAATCTGGTCCTGATTCAATCCAAACCCAACAGCTAATTCTACCTGCTTCTTATTCTCCTCTGTGGGTTCAAACTTTGGTCTGCCTTTCATCCATACCTCCAATACAGTTATACACACATATAATTAATTTAAACCCTTATGTCAAAACCTTTTTTGTTTTTTACTATTTTATAAAATTAAAAGTAGGTGTTTGGGATGTGTTTGATATATGCCTTTAGATTAGCACCAGTACCACCCCACATCCGATTTGTAAAAAAAATTTCAAAAATAAATTTTTGTAATGAACCTTCTATCCTGGAACAAAGCAAGAACAAATATATTATAGAACAAATAGAGAACACCAGGAACTAGAACATATAGAGAACAAATACTTTCCATATAATCGCTATACAATGCTATTAAATACTTAATAGGTATGATTGTATCATATATGTTTAATGTTGTTCTATGCTTGTTATATGGATACTATGATACTATAAGGAACAGAAAGAGAACAAAATAGTAGCTCCTTGCTCCTGTTCTTTTTTGTAAAGGATTTAGTCTCTTTATTTATTAATATGCCATATACCTTAACAATCCTAAGCATTACTTCTTATATATTATTTAACTTTTAACTTTATATTTAATATTGTTATAACTTAGTTAATAAGTATCTTATAATAGAAGTTATGTAATTATATTAGATAATAGGTATTATTTTAAATTATATGTAATTGTGTTTTGTATTTTAGCCTTACATTATTGTAAGTGTACTATGCTATAGGTATGTATAGTGTATTATTATAATGGCACAGATTTAGATATTATTATTGCTTAGTTAATCCCTATTTTAATAATTAATATATACTTGCATTAATTCACAGATAGTGTAATATAATAGTATTATTAATTAACTGGAGTAATTAAAATGTTAAATATTAAACAATTAAATAAAATAGAATCTAGAATAATTGAGATAGATAAATTTCTAGAGAATAATAGAGATTACAATAAATTTGATAGCAATAAATTATTTACGGAAAGGTCAGAATTAGAGTATAAAAGAAATAAAGATAATATTAATTTTAGATTATCATGTAAAAATAAATATTACTATGCTTGGCAATGTTATCTATTTACTCAATATATTTTAGAAAATGGTTATAAACTAGCTATGGTACCCTCAATGGTTACTACAGAAGATATTAAAAAAAGAGGGATTAGTTTTAATAAATATTCTATTAATATTGGTTCTAATCAATATGGTTCAGATTTAAAAAGATTTAATAGCAAGGAAGAATTATTAGGATTCGTTATAGGATTTAATGAAGCAAAAAATTTATAATTTTTAACTATGGGCTTTTAATTAAGCCCATTATTAAGAATTATTTTGATTCTTATGGTAGCTAGTCCATTACTAGCAAATTAAATGGAGTAACAAATGAATAAAATAGATTTATGTATAGTAGATGATGGTACTATGGATACTGTTGTTTATGATTCAGTAAGTAAAAAAAAATTTAGATATGATTCTGAATATAGATTTTATTTTAAAAATGATAATGATTTTTTAAAAGAAATAGAAAAAGATATTTTAGACGAATTAACAGAATTGGAGCAATAACAATGAAATTAAATATAGATACTACTATAAATTTTGGTGGTTTTTATTATTCTATACATGATTCTAATATAGATAATTTAATAGAATCTTATACTGATGATGGCAACCACCCAGAATATAATTATGATAATATAAACTTTCAAAAAACTTATGATAATTATATAAAAGATTATTGTATTAATTTAGAAAGCTATTTTTTAAATGAGTATAATTTAGATATACAATTTAATGATATATATTTAGATAGTCCTAAATATTATAACTATAAAACTGATGTTATAAACTGTAAAATAGATAATAACCAAGTAAAAATAGTTAATGAATATTTTAAAAAACATAGTGAATTTTTAGAATATTTAAAAAATAATACTATTTCTTATGATGGTTATATTTCTTATTATACTTATGAACAAGCTATAAATGATAAAGATAATATTTTAATCTGTTATATTTTAGAATTTATTTGTAATGAGTTTAATAAAGATTATGACAATTTACCACATGAATTTGATATAGAAATAAAAGAAGGAGTTTAAACAATGGAGCAATTTTTTAAATCATTAAATAAAAGAGAACTTGGAATTTGGATTAAACAATTTACAAGCTATGAATTATTAAATCAATTTTTAAACAATGCACCAAGTAAAGAAGATATAAAACTAGCTAAAAAAATATATAAGAGGTTAAAATGAAAATAAATAAAACTTTAATAGCAGATAAATTTCCAGATTTTTGTGTAGATTTAAAAGATAAAACAATACTTGCCATATATGACATTGGTAATGGAAATATATCAGTAAAAATAAAAGAAAAAATTAAAGGTGCAGAATCATATAACAATGAAGTGCATTTTTATAAAGAGTATGAGCAAGAAGAAATAAATTATATTAAAAAGATATTTCACAAATAGTAATTGACATTTTACTAATAGTGATTTATTTATATAAATAATGACGATTTTATTAACCTTAATCATTGGAGCTGATTATGAAAAAAATAAAAATAGAATTAAGCAAAGAAGAAGTTAAAGTTTTAAAACATCATTTAAATAAAGCTTTACCATTAAATATATTATTAGATAAAAAAGAAATGAAAAAATTAAATGGTTCTCCTTTAGATACTTTATTAAAAAAATTAGAGGAGATATAGCTATGTTTAAAAAAAACATAAAAAAACAATTTGAAACAGAATTAATACAATATGGTTTAAAGAATAATTATATTGAAAAAGAAAAAGACGGAACATTAAAATTCGTAGGCAGTAAAAATAAATATAGTGTAGAAAGTAGACTTGCTAAATATGAATTAAAGTGGAATCAGTTAGTAAAAGAAATAGAACAAGATGACATTTTAATAAATAGTATTGAAGGTAGTCATGTAGCTGGAATATTAATACAAATAAAAAAAGATATAGAGGAATATTTAGAGGAGAATGAAAATGAAAGCAACAATTAATGTATATGAATATAAAGATTTAAAAGAAGATGCTAAATTTAAAGTAATATGGTGGTTAGACAAATATCCGATAGAATATGATTGTGAAGATGAGAACGGCAACACCATCACAAAATATCAATACTTTGCTGATGCTGAAGATTATGAAGTGCAAGAGCATTGTGAAGTGAATGGGTATTTATTTACTATTGAGGGAGATTGTATTCACCATTTAATACAGGAGCAAAAAAATGAAGTTAACTGAAAAAAATATAGATGAAGTAGTTAAAGTCGTTAAAGATAATATAGGTTCAGAGTTTACTACTGAAACTAAATTATTATATGCTTTTCAAACAGTAGTAGAATGGTTAGAGGAGAATAAAAATGGCACAAGTTAAAAAATTAATAATGGAAGAAGAAGATAAGTTTTTTTCTGATTGTATTGACATCATAAAAGAATCTGAATCTATACAAGAATTTTATGGTAGGTTCGCAGCTTTAGAAAAAGACGGAGATATAAAAAGACCTAGTCATATATCTCAAGAAAAATTCCAGGAGGAAGCAGAAGAATATTTTAATGAATATTGGAGCAAGTTTTGTTAATGACGATTTTATATGCAGTAATTATTTCTAATTTAGTAGTTACTGCATACCTTATATTATTATCAATTTAATAGGAGCAACAAAAATGAATGATATACTAGACCAAAAAATAATACTTCAAGATAGCTTAATAGACCTTTTACATATATCAGTAGAATTAAAAAAACTATCAATTAGAGTAGATGAAAGAATAGTAAAAATAGAAGAAAAGATGAGGGATTGTGATAAAATTATTTCAGACTTTGAAAAAGACATTGAAAAGGAGATGTTAGATGACGAAAAAAAAAATAATAAAGTTTGAAACAAAAAAAGAAGGTAAAGTTAATATGCTATCAAGAGCCATTAGTGTAACGACAGATAAAAAGAAAACTAAATTAATTCCTTTGCTTACTTTGGATTATTTTAGGAGAAAAAAAGATGGAAAGTAGAAATTTTAAAGGAATTGAGATAAAATTTAGTGAAGGCAATCATAGGTACTATGTAAATGACAATGGTACTAAAATAAATCCAAGTAGTGTATCAAAAATTATTAAGGGAGATGACGGATTTGGTATAGGTGCTATGGCAGGTCGTAAAAACTTTTTAGAAACATTAGTAGAAGAATTACCCAATACTAATTTATTAAGAGTTAATGACCTTACTGACTTACAAGAAAAGTTATTTGACATAAAAAAGATGGCAGAAAATAAATGGACTGACCAAGCAGCTTTAGGAACTATTATTCATAATTTTATTGAAAGTTATTTAAGAGGTAATATGGCAGAGAGTGGTTATCATAAAGGACATGACGAAAGAGATAATCAAATACGATTGATGCAATATCCTTTATATGAATATCTTAATGCAAATGTTAAGAAAGTACACGCAGTAGAATATTTAGTTTATGATAATTCTATATTACCTTATGCAGGAAAGTTTGATGCCTGGATTGACCACACAAAATATGGTGAATGTTTAGTAGATTGGAAAACAGTTACAAAAAAAAGTGTTACTAAATTATGGCGAATACAATTATGTGGTTATATGTATGCACTTTGTAACGAATTAGGCAGAGAACCATTTAACAGATTAATTGTAGCAATAGATAAAGATACAAAAGAAATAAAAGAATATCTTTATGACACAGATAGCTATGTAAGAGATTTGCAAATATGGAAAAATTATTTGCAGATACATTCTTTTCTAAATGAAAAGAAGTAATGGAGCAACTTATAAATAAACATGGAGGGCTAGTAGTCAACATTTTCTCTACACAATGTAGATGTTGCTCCAGCTACTACCCTCCACCAATAGGAGAATAAAATGCAGACATTAGATATAACAGTAAAAAGTATGGCAGCACCTAAGGCTGCTAATGTTGAACGAGGATGGTCTGGTACAAAGAATTATCAAGTTTTTTCTGAAGATGGCACAAAGTATTTAGCTAGTCCTAATATAGGTATAGGTTCAGTACAAGAAAATGACAAGATTTCTATTACGATTGGCAATCCAGATAGATTCGGTAACTTGTATATTAAAAGTTTTGAACCTGTAACTGCACCGACTGGACATAATGAAGTACCACAAGAAATAAAAAAGGCATTTCCAGATAGTAAAGTAGTATCAGGTAATGGTTATGCACAGATACAACCACAAGCACCAAGTAGTAGTATGAGTATGAAAGATTTTTTAATCGTGCTACAGAGTTGTTGTAATAGAGATAGCACTATGACTGCCGACCAAAAGTTAAAGTTTATTCTTGACAACTACAAAGCAGGACTAGTAGCAACGCATAAAAGACTATCAGAAAGCAGCGATAGTTTTTAATGGCTATTAGTCCAAGAGGAGCAAAGCAGAAAGGCAGTAGGTTTGAAAAAAAGATAGTAGATACTATCAACAAACTTACTGGTTGGTCTGCAAGAAAACAACCTGGTAGTGGTATCTATCAAGACTTTAAAAATGATGTGTATATTGTATCACCTTTAGGACAAAAATTTATTATTGAATGTAAAAAATGGAAGCATGGTTGGAGAACAGGAGATAAAGCTAAACAATCTGCTGACTTATTAGTAATAGAAAAAGATTTTGGCAATCCTAAATGTTACATGGAATATGACATGATGATAAGTTTTATGAAAGATATTAAATATTTACATGAAGAAAATGAAAAATTAAAGGAGCAACTAAATGACAAAGAAACTGACACAAAAAGATAAAGTATTAGCACATTTAATAGAAAATAAAAAAATAAACCCTCTTGAAGCCTTGAATCTATATGGTTCATTTCGTTTAGGAGCAATTATTTTTACATTAAGAGAAGAAGGACATAATATAGAAACTAAAATGAAAAATAATGGAGTAAAAAAGAATCATTTTGCAGAATATCATTACAAAGGTGATGGTAGACAGATGGATTTAATGGATAGAATAAATAATGATAACTAGAGAATGGTTATTAAGTAGAAAACACTCTGGAAAGTATTTATGTCCAGAATGTAGCCATACTAGAAAGAATAAGCACGATAGATGTTTAAGTGTAACGATTAAAACTGAAGGTGTGGTGTATTATTGCCACCATTGTAATGCAAAAGGAGGAGAATTTTATGAAAAAACCTACAGAAAAAGTGATTCAATTCGCAGCAAAGAGGGGAATCAGTCCGAAAACACTAGAAGATTTAAAGGTCGAGGGAGGAATAGCCCAATATGGTGATAGAAGTTTAGAAAGTATTGTTTTTGGTTACTATAATTTAGACGGAAAAAGAGTAAATTATAAAGCAAGGGCTATATCAGAGAAGATATTTAAGCAAGAAAAAGGTGGAGAACAAAGATTTTATAATCTTGATAATGTTTTAAATTCAAAGAACTTAAAAAACAATACTATCTATGTTGTAGAAGGCGAAATGGATGCTCTGGCATTGTATGAAGCTGGTTATGGTATAGATTGTATATTAAGTGTGCCAACAGGTGCTGTAGCATCACCTACGGAGCAACCAGAGGTGTCTAGGAAGTATCAGTATGTATTAGATGCACTAGACCAAGGTTTAGACCAAGCTAATTGTTTTGTATTATTGACCGATAATGATGAACCAGGACTTGCATTACGACAGGATTTAGCTTCTATACTAGGGCATGGTAAATGTAAGTATTTTGATTGGACTGATGGTATTAAGGATGTTAATGAAGCCTTATTAAAATGGGGTAAAGATGAAATAAAATGGACAATTAATGAAGGGTTATGTGATTATCCATTAGAAGGTATTTATTCTCTAGATGATATCCCACAACCACCCAAGATAAAACTATACAATCCCATGTTTGGGTGGAATGAAGATGTTATGTTAGGTCAAGGTATGGTAAGTGTTATGACAGGTTTTCCTGGTCATGGTAAAACTTCTTTTGCCATACAATTATGGACACAGATAGCTAAAGAATACAAAATAAACATAGGTATGTACTCTGGAGAAACTAGAGTAAAACCTTATGT